GCACTGAAAAATGCAGTATTTACAGTTCAATATATATTTAATATTAAATTAGATAAACTAAATAAAAATATGTTAATCTATATCGACCCACCATATAAAGATACAAAACAATATAATAAACAAAAGTTTGATACAGAAAAGTTTTGGAATTTAGTAAGAGAAATGTCAAAAAGATGTATAGTAATTGTCAGTGAGTATGAAGCACCAAATGATTTTATAACTATATGGGAAAAGGACTTATTACAAAGTATAAATCTAGCTATGAATAGACAAAAATCTACAGAAAAATTATTTGTGATAAAAGATTATTGGTGGAAATATGAATAAAATACTATTTTTAGATTTTGATGGTGTGGTAAATAATATTGGTACTAGAAGTGGTATGGGGTTGAATATACCTATAAAATGTTATGATGGCAATATTAGATTGACTGACTGGAGCTTTGAAAATATAGGAGTATTTAATCAATTATTATTATGGTGTTTGGAAAATAATGTTAAAATAGTAATATCATCTAGTTGGAGAATATGTATGGGTGGTTCAAAAGAATTTAATGAGTTTTTTGATACTATATTTCACGAATATTCTTGGCTAAAAAGAGTAAATTCTTTAGATAGCTTGGTAATAGATGTTACAGGTCAAGCAAGAAATACTAGAGAATTAGAAATTAAAGAATGGTTAGATAAAAATAATTATAAGGGTATGTATGTCATTGTAGATGATGATGTAACTTATCCAAATAAATATTTTAAAGATAAACATATAGTAAAAATAAATAATAAAGTAGGTTTAACTAAAGTAAAATTAGGAGAAATAAAGAGAAAATTAAAAGAAAAGGAGAGTTGATAGTATGGCAGAAAGAATGTTAGTTATTGGAGAAAGTTCAGGAGGGAAGTCTAGTTCTCTTAGAAATCTAAGCCCAAGTGATACAGTAATCATTAAGTGTTTTAATAAAAGATTACCATTTAAAAATGGAGATAATAAGTTTAAGGTATATACACCAAATGATTATACAGAATTAGTAAGTGCAGTTGTAGATATTTTAGAAAAAGATAAACACAAGAAAGTAAAAAATATTATTATAGATGATATTATTTACTTTATGTCAGATGAGTTTATGAAAACTATTAATGTAAAAGGTTTTGAAAAATTTAGTAATATGGCATCAGGTTTATATGGAGCTTTTAAAGATATTCCTGATATTGTTTTAGCAGATAGACCTGACATTTTAGTAACATTTTTAACTCATGCAACTATAAATGAAATGGGAAATATATCTATAAGAACTATAGGAAAACTTATAGATGAAAAAGTTAAATTAGAGGGTATGTTTGAAATGGTATTGTTAGCAAGATTAAATGAAGATGGACAATATGTATTTCAAGTACATAATACTAATAATAGTAAATCTGTTGTAAAAACACCTATGGGTATGTTTGAAACAGATGAGATTGATAATGATTTAGCTTATGTTATAAAGAAAAGAAATGAATATTATGGAATAGAAGATACTTCAAAGGAAAAATAATAATAAAAAAATACTTGCAATAATAAAAAATATATGCTATAATAAGTAAGACTATAAAATGTAGTCTTACTTATTAAAAAATAAAAGGAGATGATGTGTAATGGCAGTAGATAAAAGTAAATTGGTAGGTAAATTAGATGTATTAGGAGTAATAAAAGAAATTGAACACCCTAAAAAGATGGATAATGGAGTTCAAACAGATATTACTTCTATAATTAATTTAGTTGTAGAAAACCCAACTACAAAATCTACAGTATCTATTCCATTTTTTACTAATGAATGGGATAAACTACAATATTTTGATAATGGACAACCACAAAGAGTGTCTGAACAAAATGCTACAGAAGAAATGAAGAAAAAAGCTATTAAGTATGAAATAAAAGGACAAAAGGAAACAAAAACATATTTGACAGTGAAATCTTTTGTAGAATCTTTAAAAACTTTAAAAGGTAAAAAAGTAAAAGTTGATGGAAATAGTAGATATAGAGTCAATAATTCAGGATTTTTACAATTAGGATTAGAAGCTAGAAAAGTAGAGTATGTTGACCAAAAAACAACAGATTATAGATTAAGTTCTCATTGCTACTTATTGTTTTCTAAAACTGAAATAGAAAATATGGCTTTAGATAAAGAATTAGAAATGTTTGTACCTTTAGGTACTCAAAATGAATATTTTAAACAAAAAGGATTAATTCCTTTAGAAGTATTTTTAAATGGAGAAGTCAAAGATGACTTTGATACTGCGAAATATGTTTTAGATAAAATGAGAGAAGATTGTGCAGATAATTTAAGTACAGATGGATATTACTTACTTCCTGCTACTATAGAACTTGAAAGTGGAAAAGCATTTAGAGAACCTACTGAATCGGATGTAAATCAAGGTAAATTAGTTTTCTTTAAAGCTATAAGCAAAGATAATGAAGAACTTTATCAAAAGAAACTTCAAGAGGAGTATAAATCTATAGGATTAATACCTGTAGAAAGAGGTACTATCAATATATCTTTAATAGCTTTTGATAAATTAGATTATGTAGCTAACCCTATTTTACATGATATATCAGGTAATAATTCAACTTCGGCAGTTAAAACTGCTACACAAAATTCTATGCAACAAGCTATAGAATTAGCTAAAAAAAGACAAAGTGAAGTAGGAAAACAAGCACCACAACCTAGTACAGAACAAGTAAAAGTGGTAGAAGAAAAAGTTGAAAATACTGGAGATACTACTGAGTTGAACACTAATGTAGAAAGTGAAGAGTCTACAGAAAATACAGATACAACAAATAATTCTAATGAAGATTCTTTCCCTTTTTAGAGGTTAAGATTAAAATTTAGTGATATATTTGAATAATATAATAAATATACTTAAAGGTAGGTAAATATTTACCTACCTTATTTTACTTAATCTAAAAGAGAGGTGGTGTTTTATGCCAAAAAAGAAAAAAGATAATTTAAAAGAGAGTCAGAGTGAAGAAATTTATAAGAATTTGTTAGAGATGCTAATTCAGGGAGATAGAAAAAACTTAAATTCAAAAAATAAAAAATTATTGAAAGATTTTGAAAAAGAAGTAGATACTTATGCAAAAAGAGTATATTTCCTATACTATATTAAAGATTTGTATTTTGAGTGGAATACTATTAATTCTGATATTAATAGTAATTTTAATCAGTTAATTTACTTATTAAATCTATACAAAGAAGATTTACATAAACAATTTTTAATGCCTTATAGTATTGACCCTAAATATTTAAAGACAGATAAAACTAAAATTAATATAAATAAAGATGAAAAACTTATGAAAAATTACTTAGATTTAGAAAAGAAAGTAGGGATTGTTTAATGAGTATAGTAGATACTAAAAGAGATATAATGCAGATATTGGAAGCTAGATTGTTAGCAGGAGTATTACAAAGTATAGAAAATTTTAATATGTTAGAAGAGAAAACAAATAAAAATGTTTTATTTAGTTTATCTGATTATAAAAAGTTTTATGAAGTATGTAAAATATTATATACTAAACAAAAATATACAAATATAGATGAGTTCGCTCTATCTACTTTTTTAAATACATTATCTATACAAGAGAATAGAAAAAAAGAATGTATGGATATCTTTTATCTAGTTAAAGAAATTACTAATAACGATATTATAGATTTTGAAGGAGTATTAGAGCAATATACAGTAATAAGTGTTCCTCTAAGATTATATGATAAAATAATGAATAACGGTGGTTTAGAGGAATTCATAGGTAAATTAACTAATTTTACTAGCAGTGATGATTTAACTACTACAATGGAAGGTATGATAAGTGAAATTTGCTCAGTAGGTACTGCCGATAGTAATTTTGTAGAAACAAATTTAACAGATATGATTACAGATGAGTTTACTCAAAATATAAGAAAAGGTAAAAGAGTAGATTGTGTTCCTTTTGATTTAAGATATAGTTATTTGAATAAGTGGAATAAAGGTATAGTCAGAGGTGTTAATGGAATTGCAGGGGCAAGTGGGTCAGGGAAGACCACACTTTTAGTAACAGTTTATATTTTATCTCTACTAGAGAACTCAAAAGACAAAATATGTTTATTTTGTAATGAACAAGTTTTTGAAACATTTATACAAATACTAACTTTTGCTTATATAACAAATGTATTAGTATTTTTAAATGAAAATGCAAAAACAATAAGTAGAGCAGAATATGGAGAGAATAGTTTGTCTAATGAGGATATGGAATATTTTATTAATGCTATGTTGCATTGGAAAGATAGATATAAAGATAGAATTACACATATATACTTTGAAAATATGCAACCAAATATACTTCGTAGAGAAATAAAAAAGAAAGTAAGACAAGGCTATAGACATTTTGTATATGATACATTTAAAGCAGATGAAGAGGAGTATAAAGATATAATAGAATTATCTAAAGTAGCAGATAATTTAACTAAAAGATTTAATATTACTTTTACCATTACATTACAAATAGCAGGAGAATCATCAAATGTAAAGTATTTAACCTATAGATGTTTAGCTAGAGCTAAAGCAATAAAAGAGATATTAGAAAATTTAATTATGTTTAGAAAATTAGATAAAGAAGAATTAACTAATCTAGTTGTAACTAAGTATAATGAAGAAACATTTGAAAATGAAGAAGTATCTTTGAATACAAATTTACCTTATTATGCTTTTTTCTGCGATAAAAACAGAAATGGGCGAGACGATTATGTATTGCTTTATTATATAGACTTAGATACATTATATTATGAGGAAGTAGGAGTAATACAAAATATGCCAAAAGATACGGTTAGAAAAAAATCTTAATAAAAGTAGGTTAATTTATGATATTAGAGGACATAGTTTTACATAATCTTAATTTGAATAGAGAAATACTTTATAATCTTTTACATAATTTTGTAGGTAAAATAATAACAAGCTCTGATGGTATGACTGCAAGATTTGATATTGACCATAATTCAAATGCTTATGTATTATCTTTAGATG